CTGTGTTAGAGTTTTGGTTGAAGGGGGTGATGGATGCCTGAACAGACTTACGGCAGGATCGCCTACCGTGTTTATCTTTCGGTTCCCGACTGGAAATCATGGCCGCGCCGTCTTCGGCGCATTTACGCTTCTCTCGAAGACTGGGGGTCGTCTGAAGAGGCCGTTCAGGACATGGTCGAACAGTGGGGTTGGGACTGGGAATCTATTCTGAAACTGTCGAACGCCACGCAATCCTTCCGTGACGCACTTGAGACGTTCAGGGAGGACGGAGAGTACCCCAAGGGACGAAAACACTGGGCCTTACCTATCACTACTTCCCAGCTAAAGGCGGTCTATATCCGGGAGGGCGAACTCACTTCGTTCGCATCGCTCGACGAGAACCCGAAGGCAATCACCCACCACCAGCGCGTTGTGCACGAGAATGACATGCTCGGCCTCGCGGAGGCATACCCCGCCCGAGACGATATCGGCGGAATGAACAGCAAAAACGGGGGAGGTTCAGGTTCAGGACTGCAACAGTTCGTAAGCGAGGAAAACTGATGATGGATTTCATAGTCGGAAAGTCGATATTTCCGCAGTGCGTGGTAGAGCGTTGTTTCTACGCCGCAATCCGATCCGACCGCTGCATCAAACACTCTAAAGTTGTAAAAACAACACAGGCCGGTTAATACGGGTAGACTCTGGGAATGCCGTATACGCCCCATGAGCACCAGCTAAAACTCCACCGCTCGAAGGCCAAGGTCAAGTGGAACCAGACTGGCCGACGTGGTGGAAAGACCCGATCCGCATTTGAGGAAGACCTTGCGGTAATCGAGTCAATGTCACATCAATATGTGAACATCCCGTCACTGAAACCCAATATGACAGCGGAAGAGGCCCGCCTCGTCCCTGCTATTCACGTTTGGACAGTTGCACCAACAAAAGCCCAGATGTATCAGGTCTGGAACGAAATGCAGGCGTTCATCCCAGACCATCTGGTCTCAAGAACCAACCCGTATCGTGATAACGCTCTCGGAGGTGGACGAGGGTCTGGATTCAAAGAAGACGCCCTCCACGTATGGCTGGTTTTCAAAGACCGTCGAGGCCAATGGCTGCGCGGTAAAGACGGAAAGACGCGCCCGCGCCCTGTCGTCTTCTGGGAACTCAAATCTGCCGATAACCCGGATTCCCTACAGTCGGTAGGTCTCGACTTCCTTCACGTAACCGAAGCACAGGAAATCGCCGAAATCGGCTGGAACAAAATGAGACCCATGCTCTCGTCTCCCGGTCGCGCCGGACGCGCCCTCGTCGAAGGTATCCCTCCCGTTTCACCAGCACATTGGTTTGCTCGCAACTTCCGGCGCGCAAAAGAAAACCCTTCCAGACGCCGTGAAGCATTCACTTGGACTGCATTCGACAACCCGCTCCTGACCGAAGAGCAACGGCTAGAAATTATGGAAGATAAAGAAACCATGATGGAGGACGACTGGAACCGACTCTACATGGCGATCCAGCCAGAGGGCGCAGGAGCGTTCTTCCGTAAAGTCGATAAGGCCGCAATCGGTACAGAACTCTACAAGCCAGAACGGGGAGAAGAGTACGTTGCAGGTCTCGACCTCGGTCGATCGAACGACGCAACAGTCTTGATCGTCAAGAACCGACGAACTCGCGAAACTGTATCTGCTACCGAACTTCTTAAGACTGACTGGACGATCCAAATGGAGACGATCCGAAGCGAAGCCCGAAGATGGCAACTCCGACAAATCACGATGGACTCAACAGGACTGGGAGGTCAATTCGCTCGTGACATCATGTACGTCGAGATGCTGACTGAGGGAATTCCGGTGGTCGCGTTCAACTTCACTCCCGTATCGAAGTACCACGACCTGTTCCTGCCTTACAGGGTTGCTCTCGAACACGAAAACGTCACTTTCCCAGATACCTTCACAAAGTTGATTACACAACTTATGGACATCACGCATAAGGAAACTGTCAACCGTGGTCACGTATTCGGAACCGGCTCTGGAGCACACGATGATTGGGTCGATGCTGAGGTCTTAGCCTTGTACGGATGCGACCCAGTAGAGTATTCTCGAAAGGCGCGCGTGACCAAGAAAGATGTCGGAATGGAGCCGCTAAGGCCAAATTTCGTGAGCAGTAAACGGAAAAAACGAAATTCGTACATCTACATCACGAGAGAAGCGCGACACGCTGAGGCGAACGACGAAATAGACACCATAATCGAACAAGGTGAGTTGATCCGCTAATGGTTATCCCGACTATGTCAGCCGGTTCTCTGGCGACCGAACCCATCTCGACAAACACCACTGACATCATTGCTCTTGAAAAGGCTGGGCCACAGGACGAGCCGACCCTGACGATGTCGTGGATCGAATCGACAATGAGCACCGGACGGATGCATTTCGGTAAATTCTGGAAGAAATGCCGGATGGTAGATGAATACGTCCGTAGCGAATTTGATTTCCCGGTCACCGAAAACGGAACCCAAGTACGTCTCGGTACAGCACACTCCGTCGTCAAGACCCTCGTCGATCACATTACCCCTCCATTCGTCGATATCACGGTTCCTGCTCCCGGCCCGAGAGGTCAGGCCAGAGCAGAGAAGATAGAAAAATTCCTCAAAGGCTCGAACCACCGCCTTGAACAGGAAACACCCACACGGCGTACCGTCAACTTTCATCAGGCAGCGTATGGAATCGCATGGGAGAAAACGGAATTTATCGGCAACCGCTGGTCGGACTTCCCGGAAGTACCACTCGATTCAGGTGACATCGAACGGTACAAAAAAGAACTCGAAGCCGCGATGTCAAAAAGGTCTATTGAATGGCCGATCATGACAAAGGCCGTCAACCCACAGTCCCTGATCTGGGACATGAACAACGAGTTCGACCCGCGCTGGGTTATCCATTCTTTCGATGTTGACTCGACATGGGTCACGGCACACTTTCCCGAATGGGAGAGCGCGAAGAAAAAGGGAACCGTTCAATTCGTAGAGGTCTGGACACATTCACAGGTCGCATACGTGGCCGATCGACGATGGGTGATGAAACCACGCTCTCACGGCTACAAGATAAGGCCGTGGACGATGTACTGGCCGCAGACCGGCATCACAACTATCGGCAACAAGCCCGAAGACCTCTACTGGGGCATCCTCGACGGTAACTTCGAGATGCTTCAGGCCGAATCGCAACTCGCGTCTCACTATCTCGATATCGTCTCGAACTCCACATGGCCGATCAGGGACTTCCACGGCCCTCCGGGAATGGCCGACGAGATCGCAAACGAGTACGACAACTCTCCGGGCGCATGGAACGTGCTGCCACCGAACGTAACCGTGGACATCGCCAAGGTTCCAGAGCCTCCACAGACGATCATGCTCGCGAAAAATATGTTCGACGAGGCCATCGAGGCGAATACGGCTCCGTCAGTTACCCGCGGTCAACGACCTTCCGGTTCGGCTTCCGGGTACGAGACGGCGGTGCTGTCCGGCATCGGCCGTCTCAACTTCGGAGCGTGGGTCGCATCCTCGAACCGCGGCCTCCAACACCGAAACGAAATCATCCTTAGTATCATCGAAAACGTGGTCAAGGATCGTGTTACCGTCTGGGGGCAGACAGAAGCAGGAACAATCGACGCAACCATCGCACCGAAAGATATCAAGGGTCACTACGTCAACTTTGTTCAACTCAACCCGACTGCCCCAGAAGAACGTGAACGTATTCTTAACTTGTGGGCGACCCGTTGGCGCGAGGGTTTCGTAGATCACGACACAGCACTACGAGAAGGTGGGGTTTCTAACGCCCTTGAAGTTCAGAGCAAATTACTTGCTGAAAAATTCCTCCAGAGTGAACCGATTATGGGCCTTCTCGAAGGAATGGCTGCACAGCGTATTCCACTGCTGCAAAATCTTGTTGAGGCATCTGGAGGAACAGCCGGTGAGGCCGAGGGAATAGCGGCGCAAATCTTCAATACGCAGGGAGCAGATCAGCTTGGAAACCCCGGCAACTTTAGCGCAGGGAATCAGGCAGGGACGCGTCCGCAAACTCCCGGAACAGGGCAACCGACTACCACTCGACCGGTCATTCCGGGGTCGCTCGGAGAGGCCGACCTTGTTGGGCGACAGATCAGCAGCCCCGCCCGCACAGGCCCGCGCCGGGTTCCGACTAGCAACCTTCCTGCGGGTGGCCGGTAATGGCTAAAACACGAAAGAACGCGTTGATCGAAGACGCGTTCAACCAGTTCGATGTAGTGGTGAAGCGGTTCCTTGATACGGTTCCAGAACGACTTCAGACTGCTGAAATAGAACCGCCGGGAGGTAAGAAGCCTGAGATCAGGCCGTTACCGGCACAGAATCCATTTGGGAGTATTTAGATGGCACCGAAAAAGGATGAAGTCCGACAGGTAACAATTCCGGCTCGGTATTCTAGCCGTGTTGGAGGTGATGGACTTAAAGACATCATCATTAACATTGATGCGGACTCAAACTTCATGGCGACGAGGAAACTTGTTGGGTACGGTATCCCATACGCCGTAGCTAACTATTTCGAGTGGAAGGCACTTGGAGCAAGTGATGCTCGCGTGAAGAAGGGAACTAACCTCACCACAGTCGATGAGCGAGACGCGCTCGCCCAACAGGTCTACGGGAAGAAGTTCGACGATCTCAGCAGGAAAGAGAAGAAGAACCCAGTCATGCAACTGGGCCGGAGTCTCACCACGCAGGCGACGGGTGCCAATCTGGGGGCGGGTGCTTTAGCACCACTCGGAGGACTGGAACGGCGTTTCCTGACGCCAGTTATTCCCGGTGAGGGCGGTTTTGCGGAGGAATACTTCGTTGGGGGCGAAAGGGGCTTTGGCGAGAGGGCAGGGGGCGAGGGAGCACAGGGTTCGATTGAATTTGCTTCCAACCCATTCGCAGCGGACGTCGAGAACTACGAATTCGAGGGATTCAGCTACCCCGCTGCAATAACAGACCCCAGCCGAGTGGGACTCGGGAAAGACCCGCTTGCAATTTCTGTTTCCGGGTACGAGAAGCAGAGGCACGGCGATGTCACCGGTGCCGGGTTCGCGACTGCGGAAGAGGCGTTAGAAGATACCTCGCGGAGAAGCAAGTTACAGCAAATACAAGATTACATAGATAGACAGAAGAAACTACAACAGGGGGACATTTCTAAGGAGGAGTTGGAGGCGCAGTGGTTAGCCGAACAGAAGAAGATTGGTGAGGGTTCGGGACAACCGTGGGACTTTTTCTCCGGGGAAGACTTGGGGTCATTGGACGCAACTAATATTTTCACTCCAACCGCGGAATACACAGATACGGGAATGGAAATAGGCTCGACGTGGGTTCCGCCGACAGACCGTCCTTCCGCAGCCGGAGAGCAGGCGGTAAACGTAGCCACGATTATCGCCATGTTTGAAGAGGGCGGTGAGTACGGCGACGTTCTCACAAAATTGCCGGGAGAGTTCGGCGGCGAAATTGAAGTTATTAACCCCTTTCTGGCGCAGATGCTCGATATGGCTGATAG